AGGTGTCGTTCCCGGACGAAGACAAGAATGCCTAAAGGCTATTCCAGCTACGATCGCGAACGCGATGACCTCACTCAAGCGAAACCGAAGCTGATCGATGTCGCCGCGACCTTTCCACCGAAATTCAAGCCGTTCTTGACGGAAAAAGCCCGCTGGAAGGTGACCTACGGCGGGCGAGGTGGCGCCAAGACCGAATCCTGTGCCAAAGCCCTACTATTGATGGGCAAGAAACAACCACTGCGAATTCTCTGCTGTCGCGAGATCATGCAGAGCATCAAACAGTCATCTCACCAAGTCCTTGCCACGATGATCGAGGAACTCGGCCTTGGCTCGTACTACACCGTCGAGAAAGGCATGATATACGGACCTTTTGTCGATTGGGTCGATGCCAACGGTCAGCGGAAGAAACGGCGTACCGAGTTCCTATTCGCCGGCCTAAGAGAGATGTCGGTCGCTCAGATCAAGTCATTCCACGACGTGCAAATCGCGTGGATCGATGAAGCTCAAGCCATCAGTAAGCGATCTATGCAAGTACTTGCGCCGACTATACGTCGTGCCGGTGGGTCAGACCCAAGTTTTCCATGCGAGATATGGCTGTCGTACAATCCAACGTACGAGCACGATTGGGTGCATGAGACGTTCGTCAACAATGACCCGCCGGACGACAGCATCGTCATCCCGATGTCGTTCGAAGATAATCCGTGGTTCGACCGCTCTGGTTTGAGGCCACTGATGGAGGAGATGCGCCGGCGGAATTATGAGGAGTACCTCCACGTCTGGGCGGGCGAATGCCTCAAATTCTGGGAAGGCCAAATCTATCTCAATGAACTAAAAGAGGCCGATGAAGAAGGGCGGATCGGCGAGGTGCCCTATCGTTCGGACGCACCCTGTCAAGCAGCGTTCGATATCGGCGGCGGCAACGATGCCACCAGTATTTGGATATTCCAGCCAGTCGGCGACATGATCCACCTGATCGACTACTACGAGGCGGTGCAATCGACCGTCGATGCCCACCTCCGTTGGATTGAATCCCGCCCCTATGTGGTTGACAAATACTGGTTGCCCCAAGACGCCAAGCAAAAACACGCTGGTATGGCGCATTCCTACGAGCAACTAGTCCGGATGAAGGGGAAGAAGGTGCAAATCGTGCCCACCGGCGCTGGATCGGTTGAAGAAGGCATCAATGCGGTAAGAACTTTGTTTCCACGTATGAAATTCGATAGGAAACGCTGTGCTAAGGGTTTGATTGCGATCAGAAACTATCGGTATGAACTCGAAGGCAATGAAGAAAGAGTGTTCAAGACCCATCCGGTGCATGACAAATACTCCCATGCCAACGATTCGCTAAGATATTTGTGCATGGCCTATCGGACGGCGAAAGACGCCAAGTCGGATATGTCTAAGTATCGCAACGCTAATCCCTTCCGGGGGCAATCGGACGGCTGGATGACGCTTTAGTGGTTATCAAGTCTATTGCGAGTGACGAAGATGACATTTTACTCGGCATTATGCAGCTTCACAATGATGGTCAGCCATTCGATCTCGATCCGACGTTTTCGCGGGGAGCTTTCTATCGTAGCGGACGAGTGCCAATGCCGGTCTATCGCTTCGATCTCAATCCGGTCAGGGAAGATGTGCTTGCGGCTGGAGTGACTAACCTTCCGCTGGCTGATTGCTCAATCGGCAGCGTGATTTTCGACCCACCATTCATCTTCAATCCACATGGACGCTTTAGCAATGCACAGATTCGTTTCAGTAGTTTCCCCACATGGGATGATATGGAACGAACTTATCGCGGTGCATTGGACGAATTCAAGCGCATTCTGCGTCCCAAGGGGATTGTCGCCTTCAAGTGTCAAGACAACACTGATTCAAAGTCGGTGATGACCCATTGTCATGTTTGGCAATGGGCTACTATGGCCGGATTCTACGCCAAAGATGTGTTCATTAGATATCGGTATAACGGTCCCGTGTACAATCCCTATGTGCACCAACGTCATGCCAGAAAGTTCCACAGCTATTGGTGGGTTTTCGTTCGATGACACTATAATCTGTAAATAGTCGCATGACGAATGAAAAAATCCTCGCCGAGGCACGCGATCGATTCAAAAAATGCCAGAACTTCGAGAGTCAAGCCCGTAATAACTGGCGAGCCGATATGCGCTTCGGTTATGGGGATTCAGTCAACCTCTATCAGTGGCAATCGGACACTATAGACTCCCGCACCGCTAGTGGAAAGCCGTGTTTCACGGTCAATCGCACCAAAAACTACTGCATGCAAATCGTCAACGACGCCAAGCAGAACAAAGCAGCAGTCGAGGTTCGGGCGGTCGGTGGAGGTGCCAGCTTCAAGGCCGCCGAGGTGCTGGAAGGCATCGTAAGGCATATCGAATACATTTCCAATGCCGAAGCGGCCTATGAACAGGCATCCCATGACCAAGTGTTCGGTGGCATCGGCTACTGGCGGATCATCACCGACTATAGTCACGACGATAGCTTCGATCAGGAAATCTATATCCGGCCGATTAAAGACGCGCTGTCCGTCTATCTCGATCCCTATATCCAGCAAGCTGACGGATCGGACGCGATGTTCGGCTTCGTGTTCACCACGATGGATAAGAAGGATTTCGAGAAGGCTTTTCCTCGCCATAAGGATGCTATCGGCGACCTGCCATTCAGCATGGAGAACGACGCCGACGATCTGAAACTGCGGGAAGATCGCGTCAGGGTATGTGAGTACTTCCGGAAAACATTTGAGCCCGACACCTTGCACTATCTACAAGACGGCTCAACGGTGAAGGAGTCAGTCATCGAGGAGATGGGGCTGAAAGACAAACTCGACGAATTGAGTGTCAAACAACGGGACATCTCGGTCGCCAAGGTCGAATGGTATCTGATCGCCGGTGATAAGATCGTCAATCAGTCCACCTTCCCGTCCCAATACATCCCCATCGTGCGGTGTGTCGGTCAAGAGACGCTGATCGACGGTGTGCTCGACCGTATCGGCCATGTTCGTTCCCTGATCGATCCGCAACGCTCTTATAATTATTACACAAGCGCAGGAATCGAGTTCGTTGCGACTCAGACAAAATCCCCGTGGTTGGCAGATGTCGCCAGTATTGAGGGAATGGAAGAGTACTGGCGCGACGCAAACCTAAAGAATTATGCCGTACTTCCTTACAAAGGTCGAGGGGATGACGGCAATGAGATCGAGCCACCACATCGCGCCGACCCGCCGACCTATGCCAGTGCCTTTTTGGACGGCATGAAGGTCAGTGCCAGCGAGATGGAATTGACCAGCGCCCAGCCGCCCGCGAGCATGGGTGACACATCGAATGAACGGTCGGGTAAGGCCGTTCTAGAGCGTCAACGGGCCGCTGCCAATTCGACCTACCATTTCGTCAACAACCTATCGTCAGCGATTCGTCACACCGGCAAGATATTGATCGACATGATTCCGCGTGTTTATGACACCGAGCGGACGATGAAAATCCTCGCTCAGGATGGATCGATGCAGACGGTGAAGCTCGATCCGACCGCCCAGCAGGCGCATACGCCGATGCCGGCGCTCGATCCGGAATCAATCGATCCGCAACAAATCGCCGCCGTGCTCAATCCCTCGGTCGGCGAATATGATGTTGTCGCTGAGGTCGGACCCCAGTATGCCACCCGCCGACAGGAATTCGTCGCCGCCACGATGGACATCCTCGCCCAGAATGAGTCCCTTACGCCGCTGATCGGCGACTTGGTGTTCGCCAATATGGATTTCCCCGGCGCCCAAGAGATCGCCGAGCGGATGCGTCGAATGGTGCCACCACAGGCGACCGGCGTGGTCGATCCCCAGGTGGAGCAACTGCAAAAGCTGCTGGCACAACAACATCAGTTGCTGCAACAGATGGCGCAGGAATTGCAACATGCCAAGTGGCGCACCGAGTCTATTGGTTATCAGAAATCGATTGATGCCTATGAAGCAGAGACTAAGAGGATGGAAGCTGTTGGTAAAATAGACCCAATGAGTTTAAGGCCACTAATTCGAGAAATGGTCAGCGAGATGCTTGGGCTTCCAGCTAATGCTGCGATTGCTATGCACATGCGAGAAGATGCGCAGATGCAGAAAGAAACCGAACTCATTGATCGACAGATTGAAGAAGCAATGCAGCCTCAGCAGCCTCCCACACCTCAGTAGGCACGAATTCACCACGATGTTCGTTCGCTGCTTTCCTATAAGCCTCGATCGCCTCCTCCATCGTGTCGTAATGTCCGATGCAGATGTTTTTGCCGTTGATGTTCACAGTGGCACGCCATTGCCGCCTCTTGTTGGCGGTTATGAAATACACACCGGGATGCCCGGATGTGTTATTTCGCGACATTTTCGAGTTCCATCGATTAGAAGCAGGGGTAGCCAATCTGAGATTGGCTATTCGATTATCGACCGTGTTACGGTTTTTATGGTCGATTTCGCTTGTAGGGTCTTCGCCATAATACAACAACCACGCGATACGATGTGCCAGAAATGTTCGTGGATAGAATGTCACCTTGATGTATCCGCTGCGATGTAATGATCCGGCTATTTTTCCGGCATATTTCTTGTTCCAAGTCTTCAGATGGGGACTGGTCTCCTCACGGTGTTTCCATATCAATTTACCACTCTCAGGATCATAAGATAGAAAAGATGCAAAGAACTCATATGTCGGAAGGGGATTGGCTTGCATGATTGATTATACCTTTCTAGGATATATAATGCAATGAAGCGTTGGAATAAAGACTCATACGCCCATGAGATGGTCGCCCACATCCAAGTCGAAATGGCGCAATCCATCTACGAAGAACTCGCGAAGAACGACATCTTCTATCGAGATAATCCCGACCGCAATGTTTTTGTCAAGGCATGTGCGCCGACTCTCAGAGATCATGCCCGTGGCGTGTTGAGCGAAATGCTCGCCCGGCACGACGTATCGCAGGTCGAGAAAGAGCAAATCTATCAGGCCCTCTTGCTCGACAAGGTGATCCCCAACGAGGATCGCTTCTTTCAGCCAGCCGTGCCGATTCTGCATTAGTAAATAGCCGAACATTAAATCAGAGGTACCATGTCAGAGACTATCACTCCCGAAACTGATTATCCACCGCTTAGTGAAGCGACGGACAACGACGTTCGGGACGATGCTGTTCAACCCGAGGCACCGGTCGAAGAAACTCCCCCAGAGCCGGTCGCTGACTCCCAGGCACCGCCGGAGGTCGAGGCCGAACCCGAGGACGACCTTGCCGCTCGTAACGCCCGTCTAGCCCGGCAACTACGCGAACAGAAGCGTTTGGCCCGACAGTTGTCCGAACAGGCGGCGACCTTACAGGGTCAGCGGCAGGAACAGCCCAATGAGGCGATGGAGCGGGAGATCAACCTCCGTGCCCAACAACTTGCCCAAGCGCAAGTGGTCAACACGCGGGCCAACGAGGTCTACACCGAGGGGGTCAAGGCATTCGGCCGGGCGGAATTCGATGAATCGGTCAAGACGATGAACGAAGCGTTTGGTCCACAAGTGATCCCCATCGTGATCGACACGCTGATCGACATCCCGAACGCCCCGCAACTGATCCAGTATCTCGCGGACAATCCCGACATCGCCGACGATCTGGCGAATCTGCCACCTCACAAGCTCGGCGCCGCTCTGGCAAGGGAATCCAACAAGATCGCCACGCCGAAGCCCAAGCCGGTGTCCAAGGCACCACCTCCAATTCGTCCAATCGCCGTGCAGCCATCGAACGAGGGCGATGAGAATTTGGAGAATTTGCCGATGGAGAAACTGGCGGCATTGTGGGATAAACGCGATTTTGATCGGAGATTTCGATGAGTACACCGATGCAGTGGATTTTCCCGCCGAAGCCTAAGATTGTGAACACGCCGCTTCATCCACACAAACCCGACGTGGTGATCACGCCACTCACGCCGAAGATCGATCCATTGGATGTAGCGGTGATCGAGCCGAAGAAGCGTGGTCGCCCCCCATTCCCGATTCCCGACGATGATCCCGCATCTGTATGACATAGCGACCGACGATGATCGTCCAGTCACGCAGGATGATGTCGATCGGTTGCAACGTACCGCCCGAGCGTTTGGCGAATTGGTCAAACGGATCAAGTTCTACGCCGCCGAGGTCAGGAATGGCCTCGTGTTGCCCGGTGCGGCGATCGAGGAGATCGTCACGTCGGTAAAGATCGCCGAGCGGGTGGCGGTCAGTCTCGACCTCGATAAGCTGACGCAGGAACTCGGACAGGTGCATGGGAAGCATGTGTTAGTGGTCGAACGCTAGCCTGCATGTATCAGGTCATCTGCGCCGACCCGCCGTGGCGAATTCATGCGCCCGGTGATCCCCTCCGTTCTCCGCGTTCGCAAGGCCGGTATTATCAGACGATGCCGTTGTCTGAAATCAAGGCGCTCGACGCGGGATCGTTGGCGGCGAAGAATTGTGCGCTGTTCCTCTGGACCATCGACACCCATCTACCGCAGGCATTGGACGTGATCGAAGCGTGGGGATTTTCGTTCCGCACGATCGGGTTCACTTGGGTAAAGACCACGATCACTGGCAAATTCCATGTCGGGTGTGGTTGGTGGACGCGGGCGAATACCGAATTGTGTCTGTTGGCGTGTCGCGGTAAGCCCAGTCCGCAGGCCAAAGATGTGCGCCGCTTGGTTGTCAGTGAGCGACGTGAGCACAGTCGCAAGCCGGACGAGGTGTACCAGCGCATCGAACGTTTATGCCAAGGTCCTTACGTTGAATTATTCGCCCGATGTCGGCGGCCGGGATGGGATGTTGCGTTTAGTGATCAGGCTGATCGTTTTCCAAGTTAGCTGCTAAATAGCCCCACGGCGATCCCGATGGTTTACCGGATACCTTAACAACCGAGGCGCACCCTCTGCGCTCCCACCAATGCGTTGTGGAAAACTGAGGACAAACCTCAACTCTTTCACAAGGTGCATAAAATGCCCAATACACTCCTCACGGTCAGTATGATCACGAAGAGGGCAGTAACGATGTTCCGTAATACGAATGCGTTCCTGCAACTCATCGATCGTCAATACGACGAACAGTACAGAAACCGCGAATTCAAGATCGGTAGCACGCTGCAACTGCGTCTGCCCACCGACTACGTCGTTACAGTCGGTCAGACAGTAACGCCGCAGACCACCACCGAATTTCAGCGCCCATTGGTCGTGGGAACGCAGGCCAATGTCGCCGCGTCGTTCACCTCTGCCGACTTTGCACTGAAAATCGACGACTTTGCCGACCGTTTTCTGCTCAAGATGACCAACGACCTCGCCGCCTATGTGGCACAGGATGTCATGTCGGCGGTCAATGGCTGCCCGAATATCGTCGCCAATTTCGACGGATCGGGTAATGTCATCAGTCCGACGATGGACACGTGGCTCGCCGCCGGTGCCGTGCTCGATAACCTGTCGGCGCTGCGTAATGAGAAGCGGTGCGCTATTATGAGCCCGATCACAAGCGCTCGCACAGCGTCCAGCATGTCTGGATTGTTTAACCCGGCGCCACAAATCTCCGACAATTTCCGCGTCGGTGCATTTGGCGGTATTGCGTTGGGCATTCAAGATTGGAGGGTGGATCAAACAGTATTGAATCACACGACTGGTACCGCAACGACCGGCGCTGTCAGTGGTGCTGGCCAGACTGGCACGACCCTCACGATCTCGGCTCTGTCGGGTACACTCAAGGCCGGTGACATCATCACCATCGCGGGTGTCAATGCGGTCAACCGCTTGACCAAGCAGGACCTTGGCTCATTGGCGCAGTTTGTCGTCACGGCAAATGCGAGCAATGGTGCGACGAGCCTGAGCATCTACCCGGCGATCACTCCAGTATCTGGCACACCGAATACTGTTCAATACGCGACGGTGACGGCGTCTCCGGGTGCGACGGCGGTGATTACTCCGGCGATCAAAGCGGCGGCGACTATTCGGGAGAATCTGGTTTTTCGCAAGGAAGCCTTTACTCTTTGCGTCGCAGATTTGCCACTGATTCGTAACGGTGTGGTCAAGTCGGCCCGCGAGTCTTACGATGGTGTGTCGCTGCGGATGGTTGAGGGATATCAGGTGCTCGACGACATATTTGTAGATCGCCTTGATATTTTATATGGGTACTGCATGCCAAGACCGGAGTGGTGTGTAATCGTAGCGGATGCACTCTAAGATTAATCTTTACGCCTGAATGGCACTCTGTTATACTTCGACTTTCAGTTGGAGAATAACAGAGTGCCTTCTTTTATAGACCTCACCGGACAGCAGTTTAATCGCTGGTTCACCATCGAACGGGCAGCAGATCAAGGCAAACAAACCGCCTATTTGTGCCGGTGTTCGTGTGGAACACTGCGGGTCGTCGCCGCAAACAACCTCAAAACTGGTAAGTCGGAGAGTTGTGGATGTCTTGCCGCTGAGCGAGCGGCGGAAGCCCACACTACACATGGAATGTCACGTCATCCAGCCTATGCCAGTTGGTGCAAGATGATCTCTCGCTGTGAGAATGTGAATGACCAAAAATATCACATCTATGGGAAACGAGGTATCAAAGTCTGTCGACGTTGGCGCGAGTGTTTCGAGAATTTCTGGGAAGATATGGGCGCCACGTGGCAAAAGGGTCTGACGCTCGATCGCATCGATCCGAATGGCGACTATGAACCGAGCAATTGTCGATGGGCAACAGCAAAAGTTCAAGGTAACAATAAATGCTATCATCGGATCGTGGACACTATCCACGGGCCAATGAATGTATCACAGGCAGCCGAACTGTCGGGTTTGGACCCGGAGACTATCAGGTCTCGCGACGATGCCAAATGGCCTAAAGAAGACCTGCTCTCGCCGCCGATGGAAGCTGCTACGCGTGAACGCGATTCCACCGGCCGCTTCGTCTGCAAATAGTCTTGACTTGATCCGGCAAATCGTTCATCTAATCCGCGTTCAGTGAAAGGGAATACATGAACTCTCGTCAGGTAGACAATGCAGTAAAGCTTGCGGCATTCATCACTAATGCCGTCAAGCGCCCGCCGATCGGTCCGGCGACCAACAAGGCTCCCGAATTGGAAAAGGAACGCGCCTATGTTTGGTTTGAAGAGAACGATGACGGCGAGTCAAAGATTGCCGCGATCATCCGACTGGATGATGAGGCGACCACCGTTGACGTGAACTTTGATGTTGGAAACAATCCGGCGTATCTGACTATTCCGACTTTCTGTCTGTTGGAAAATATCATGTGTGTGATCATCTATAATGGTGAACGTCAGTTGGTCACATCTAAATAAACCTCATGTCCACTTGTGTCTCCGACATCCAATATGACCAAGAGACACGCACTCTCACCGTGGCGTTCGTGAAAGGTGGCACATTCTCTTATCAGGATGTGCCACCTCACGTCGTCAAAGCCTTTAAGGCCGCCGGCTCACTCGGCCAATTCTTCAACGCCAACATCAAACATAATTATTAGGTCGCGTCCCTGATCGTAAATACAGCCATCAGAAAGGCGATTCGATGGCTGGACAAATTACGACACCGGTGGACCTCATACACCTCTGCCTCAAGACCGCCGGAGTGGTCGGCGTGGGTCAGACACCCGATTTCGAGGATACCAACGACTGCTTCAGCATCCTGAACAGCTTCCTCGGACAAATCACCCGCGAACGCTTTCTCGTCTATCATCTGGTCGATGTCGCCTTTCTCTCGAATGGCGCCATTTCCTACACCATCGGCGCAGGCGGCGACTTTAATGTCCCACGGCCCGATCGACTGGAAGCGGCATACGCCCGCCTGCTCCCCGTCTCGACCCAGCCATTTGATTATCCCCTCACCTTGATCGATAGTCGCGAGGATTACTCGGCGATCACCCTCAAACATCTTACTACGTTTCCCAACAGCGTGTTTTACGATAGCGACTGGCCGTTGGGTCATGTGTTTGTCTGGCCGGTGCCGCAGAATGAGCAATTCGAGGTGCATCTGGTGATCAAGGAAACCTTGACGCAATTCCCCACTCTCACCACACCGATCAATTTGCCGCCCGAGTACCTCGACATGCTGATCTGGAATTTGAGCGTCAGGATACGGCCGCTCTATCAGATGCCGCCCGATCCGACGATCATCGCTCTTGCCAAGAACTCGCTCGCGGTGATCCGTCAATCCAATACGCAAATTCCGCAACTGCGGATGCCGTCATCCGTGATGAATGCGTCGAGCGGGCACGATCCGACATTAGGGAATCTGCAAGGATTGCCTTGGGCCTTTTAAGGAATAGCCGAATTGCCATTCATGCAGCTACAAGGCGGAGCCTATCAGTCCCGGTCATTGATCGCCGCCGCTCAGCGGTGTCTCAACCTCTACACTGAAGCCACCCCGCAATCGACCAGCGAGCCGTTCTCGGCGACCCACTATTGCACCCCCGGTCTCACGTTCGTGGGCGACGCTCAACAGGAACGTTGCAGAGGTCTCTACACGACCTTTGATGGCACGCTCTACGCCGTCTATAATCAAAAGGTCTATCGGATCGACGACCAGCATCAATTCCATCTGCTGGGCACGTTTCAACCCTCGGCGCCGTCCGACGCTACCGCACGTGATACTCCGGTGTCGATGTGCGATAATGGCCAAGTACTCCTCATCGCTGACGGATCAGTAGACGGCTGGTTTGTCGATCTCAGTCAGCCAGCCGCCAGCCAGACGCTCACGCGGATCGACCGCAATCTGAATCAGGGCTGGCAAGGCTCGGACTTCGTCACCTATCAGGACACGTTCTTCATCATGAACGCGCCGGGCACGGCGCAGTTCTACATCAGTCTCTCCAATATCAGTGCGCAGAACTTGTCTGCTGCGTTCGGGGTCTTCACCGCGACCATCAGCGCCGCCGGATCGGGCTATCAGGCGAATGACACCCTCACTCTCACCGGTACTGGTGGAGGTCAGATTACCGTCAATACGGTCGATACCAG